TCTACCTACAGCTCCAGCTATGGCGCTAGCTAGGGTCTTTACATCTGCATCAGAGACTTTCATTTATTATTTCCATGTTCAAAAATACGCATATAAATAGCTATACATTATATTTATCGGATCAAAAATGAATCAAAACAATCCACTTAGTAAATTTTTTCGTCAACCAAAAATATATTTAACACTACCTAGTCGTGGGTTATATTATGAAACAGGAGCATTAGCCGGAAGTTATGAAAAGATGCCTATATATGCTATGACAGGAATGGATGAAATCATCAGCAAAACCCCTGATGCACTTTTTACAGGTGAAGCGACTGCTAAAGTTATCGAAAGTTGTTGTCCTAACATTAAGAATGCAAGACATATGCCAAGCATTGATCTTGATACAGTTTTAGTAGCTGTAAGAATAGCCACATTTGGTAACAATATGACAGTAACTCATACTTGTACAAATTGTTCGACAGACAATGATTACGATTTAGATTTAAATTTAATTATTGATCATTTTATGAATTTAAAATATGTGAACACAATTATGATTAATAATGAGCTATCAATTAAAATTCGTCCTTTACAATATGAAGAAATGAATTATTTTGCTATAGAAAATTTTAAATTACAAAAAATGTTATATCAAACCACTGAATTAAAAGACGAAGAAAAACAAAAAACCATTGATAAAATTTATCAGGATCTAAGCAATTTACAGTTACAATTATTTTTAACATCAATAGATATAGTCCAATCAGATATACAGGTTACTGATAAAAATTTTATTGAAGATTTTTTAAGAAATTGCGATAGAGAAATTTACAATTTAATTAAAGAAAAATTAGAGAAAAATAAAGAATCTTGGGCTATGCCTAAGAATAATGTTAAATGTACTAATTGTGGTTCACAAAACCAATTACAAATTACTTTAGATCAAAGCAATTTTTTCGCTTAAGGCTTCTAAAACTTAATTCTGAAGAAATTAGAAAATATACTGACGATTTAGATTTAGAAGCCAAAGAGATAAAAGACGAAATATTTAGATTAAGTTGGTATATGCGGGGTGGTGTTGATGCTAATGATTTATTTTTTGTTTATAGTTATGAAGATAGATCTATAATGAATAAAATTATTAAAGATAATATAGAAGCAACTAGGAAAACTGGTTTAAATTTAATTTAATTTGGTATTGCTTTTAAATCAACACCCCAGCCTAATAACTTGTTATACCATACTTCTGCTTGATCAATCATAGCATCAACAAATCCACTGTTATCCCAAAATTCTTGTACACTTGTATTTGTCATGCGATTACCTTCACTACTCGTAGAATTGATCAAATAATGAAACAAACCGACAGCATAATTATTCCAAGCCTGTGTGGCCATCAATAATTGTAATGCTTGATATCCTACTGTAGTTTTGCCAAAAGATATTAAAGCTTCTAGCTTATTAATTTTACCTCTTGTGAAGATAAGAATCCATATATGTAAAAGATGTACGCCTGCTACGGCTATTTGGCTTAGCCAAGCTTGATAAAGCTTGCCTCTAGCATCTTTCAACAAGATATCTTTATCTTCTTGATTTTCGATTTTATAGTTTAGGTAGTTTCCACTTTTAATTCTTTCTTGTGTTTCAAGATAAACTATTAGAGACCAGGCTAATTGCGTTTGTGTTAGAGCAGCCATTATACCAGAACTCAGCGTACCTCCAAATATCTTTGTAAACAAAGTCATTCCTGCTTTTTCTACTCCTGCTGGTGCTGTTTTTCCAAGAACTTGAGTAATTAAGTTCGTAATATTTTCAGCCAATTTCTTTAGGAGCTGTTCCTGTGTAAATTTTTTATATGCATCAGTTTGCTTAAAAGCAGCAAGTATCTCATCATTAGTCTTAATGTCCCGTTTAATAGGGCGACCAGATTGATCTTTTATTCCAGTATCAAATTGAGGCTTTGTTTTTTGACTGTTATACCATTGTTCAGCAGCTTCTAGTTCAGCCTTAGCTTCAGGATTTATGGGATCTAATTTCTGAGTACCTTTACCCCTGAGTTTATCAACATATTTTAAGGCTTTGTTAGTGATTGCCTTAATAGGGGTAATAATCTCATAAACTTTCATAATAATTATTTATTAAAGTTGAACTTCGTTCAACTGTTCTTCGCTCACGCTCGAACTAATTTCTTCCTGACATAATATTAATATTATCCAGATATGACAGTCACATTTTGCCCGTTAAGGGCAAAATTTAACTCTGCATTATCCGAGTATTCGAGTCACATAGCATTACTGCATTACAGTGGCGGTCGTCCTGTACCACGAGCAGCGTTTTTATCACGACGGCAGGAGCATATACCTATGCTATCAAGCATATGTCCGTTAGGGAATTATCCTTCTTTTGGCCTTTTATCCTTTTCAAACAACCAAACAGTAGGTCTTAAACTGTCTTCATCTTCGAGAGGTAGTGGTTGAGTTCTTGCTACGGCGGCAAGTTTCCGTCCCTGCGATACGATTGTCCAGGTCTAGGGCGCACGAAATTAGCCTGCGCTAGCTCTTAACCGTTTAATTGTTTGCCTTTAATGTTTGAGCCATGAACACGGACCTGTATATGTCCGTTATAGTAGTCGTCTGATTCTAATACTCGCCTGGAGAATTGCTCTCGTGCCTCTACGTAACTACATTCTGCTTTGGTTTTACAAAAATAAAGTATGTCTCTACGAAATTTATCTGTGCCTAATTGTGCTATGTCTGCTAGTAATTGATCGTTGGATCCATAATAATTTTTCCAATCACTTTCTATCTTGTTTCTAATACGCTTCTTTCTCCTGCTACCGTTTTTTAATTTGACTGTTCGGACAGTCGTTTTGGCAAATTTAGTTAGTTTTTTGCCTATATATTTTCTATTATTGGTAAGATTGGTTATGATATAAACAAAGCCTATATATTCATCCGCTATTTCTTCTATTAATTCGTTGTAATAATACCAAGACATCTACTATGTAGCAGATTTTTGGTCAGGTGCCTTAGGTTTTTGAGGTTCGCCTCTTGGTTTGTAGTTTTCACTAGATCTACGTTGTCTAAATTTATAACTGTGTAACAACTCTTTCTTCATATGATAAGTTAGTTTTTTAATATTTTCTAAATTTATTCTGCATCGACGAGCACTTGCCATAGTTTGTTCAACTGCAAATTGTTGGTAATTTTTAAAATACATTCTAAACTCGCACATTAACTTTTCGTGTAAGTTCTCCATTATTCTGAAAACTCCAAATCGTTCGCATAGCTAGTAAAGCCATTCTCCTTTATTACTTTAAGTACATTATTAACCCTTCCAACTAGCTCATCTTTGTGACTGATTAGGTAGATATTCTTGTTACGCTCTCTGGCCATTTTCTTTAATAGTGCTAGAGCATTTTCTACACCAGCAGCATCTAGTCCATTGTCAATTAATTCGTCAATGAACAGTAAATTGATATTTTGATATAAACTTTCCCAAACATCACGAAAACTCCAACTTAAACCCAGTATCAATCTATTACGTTCACCACGACTTAAGTTGTCGAAATCTAGTTCTTGTCCTAGTTGAGTAATTTCTACATTGAGATCATTTAAGAAAGTGACCTGATGTGGTAGGCCCATACGATCAAGATAAAAGGTTAGTCTATTATTTAAATAGGCTAAATTTTGATCTATAATTTTTTTACGTATGAAACTGTCTTTATTTGTTAGTAGTTTTAGTAAAAATTCTTGATGATCTTTAGTCAAAGTTAGTTCATTAACTAGATTCCAGCTAACATTTTGTAAGGCAGTATGTCGTAGTTCATCTATTTGTTCTTGATAAGGATCAATTTCTTCACTTCTACGAATTAATGCTGCTTCTAGAGTGTTAAGATTATTTTGATACTTGAGTGCTTCTTCAAATGTATCATAAAATGTAGTTGGTCTACCATTGATATCCCCTATTTCATCTAGTTCAGCAACTACTTTAGATAGTTTTTCATCAATATTTTTTAAATATCTAGCTGCTTCATTTAGATTATTCGCTGCTTCTTTTTTCATCTCTTGATGTTTTTTATTATTCAATGGTTCTTTACATGCAGGACACAGGTGTGCTGCCAGTTGTTCTAGATTATTG